TTCGTTGATGATCTCAGATGCCATAAATCGATAGTTATTTCGAAAATCCCCAGAGTCGTTTACAAAGTCAATTCCATCAGCTCCGCCATTGCTTTTTCTTGTGATAGCAAGTTTGGCATTCTCTTTGTACTCCTGCAAGTTCAACAAAATTTTAAGTTTGTTTAGATTAGGCATGCCAAATGTGCCTATAAATTCAGCCACAGGTGCATGGAATTCTCCTTGCAACACAACACTTTTATCTTCGGCCAAGCCGCTCACGGTGGTTGTTTTATCGTCGCCGACGATCTTAACTAGGTCAATACAGCCTAAGTCGAGTGTGTGGCTTACTAGGTCAAGTAAATGGTCTCTCATGATTTTTTCCTTTTGTTAATCTTTCTTTCAAGTTTTTCATTGAATTTGGCAATTTCTATACCGCCTTGATCCATGCGTATTTTTACTAGTCGTGCTAACTTTTCTAGAGTATACATACTACCAAAGATATTATCTTCAGTATCGATGCCCAATAGAGATGCAGTGACACGTAATTTCAAGGCCTCATGCTTATTATAAACTTCTCCAGTGTGATTGTCAACATCTTTTGGAGATATATCATCACCAGGTTTTTTATCTGATCTTGGCACAATCCTGGCAAGTGTCTGTCCTCCCCTGATACTACGGGCTTCTCCAGGCTTGACCAGTTCAAGAAAATGTATCCCATCTTCGCTATGATGTTCAAAAACTATATCAAATCCTTTTTCCACCGCGTAGTCTTTTATCATGCGCCCGGGTGTGTAACAATGAAAGTTCTTTTCAGCCAATCGAACAGCATGTGTATAATCGCAATCGTTGTAAGTGAACATAAACACTCCGCTATCTCTTAGTAGAACAAAAATCTCATCCAAGTATTGTTTAATAATGTGCAAGGGTTTGTACTGAAAGTAGTTGTGGGAAAATATCATCCCAAACTGTCCAACTGGTAGCTGTTGAAAAATAGGTTGATTGACGTATTCTGAAATTGTGTAATAGCGTAACCTAGCTTGATATTCTGGGGTGAATTCTTCTCTTACAGGAAGCAACAATCGATCATTGGTATCAACTATATACAATGGATCTAGTGGCACTAGATGTTTTATATGACTTTCTGTTGCTGGTCTAATAATCATCCCAGGATAGCGCCAATCGGTGTATAACCCAATTCTGGTTCGTATTATTGTGTCAGTTTCTCCCCTAATAGGCTTAGCCCTATTTAGAATCTCAGTCGACTCTTCGTGAGCCATATTATTATACAAGGTCATGCTTTTGCTAAAATAATCAGGCTCTGAATCGTCAATAGATTGTTGTACTACCTCTCTCATAGAATTCAAGATTTTGTCAATGCTACCTAGCACGTTAGACACAACAAAGGACGCAGTGTCTAGATCTTCAATATGCTCTGCAAGATCAATGTCAAAAGATGATACTTGATTAATCATATCTGTTAATGCATAACTAGTTTTCTCAGCAACATCTCTGCTGCTGAGGTTATTCAATTGAGTTTTATAAGAAACAATATCGCTGAGAATCATGTGAAGTCAAATAAACTAGTAAATGTGTTTTCAGTATTGGTGCTTGATGGCAGATCCCATCCTAACACTCCCAACAAGTTGTCAACCTTCTGATCAACCACAGTGGCTTCCATTTGTGAATCATCAAATGGCAAATCCACAAACCACTTTGGCAACCTTTGTTCGTCGGTGGGATAGCCAATTGAAGTCCACCCCAGAGCATTTGATTTCAGCTTGCACACAATAGTTTTCATACCGTCTACCACTTGCAAACTGTATTTGTCACCTTGCATCTTGCGCATAGTGTTCCAGTTCATAGCAGCTCGAACATGCCCGGGCATGTTGGCTTTGCCTTCGTTGACTTCAGCCGCTGAATACTTGGTCAAATTGTTCACACGCTTGGGAGATCCTTTTTCCCAGGCTGGACGCTCCTTGAATGCATACTTGAATGTACGGATCTTCTCTACAATTTCTTCACGTTGCACTCCAGTCAACACATCATTGAGTAGATCGCTCAAAAAGTCTTGAATGACCTTGGGTGTATCACTACGCTTCAAATCCAGGCCCATGGCCTTGACTTTTCCAGGCTTGCCGTTTACATCTGCTCGTTTGCCTTCTTTGTCAATGATCATGACCGCATAACGCTTCTTGGTAATAAACAAGCCTTTGCTGGCAACTACTTCTCGACCACCCTTGATAACAGAACCCATTTCACGCGGCACATGGAACGCCTGTTCCATAAACACAGGAAAACTCTGATTCACTTGATCAGCAATAGAGTCATAGAGTTGGATACAGATCTCGTTTGACCATTCCATTTTTCCTTGTTCAACTTCTTGTCGAACTGTGGGCCAAGCCGAGAAGTAGCAAGAGTCAGTATCTCCGTATATAATAGTGTCTCCAGTATGGTCATACTTTCCAGTAATACACTCGTTCACGTGTGCATCCATATGCTTGGCAATACTTCTTCCTGTAAGTGTAGTACTTTGTCCAATACGCTTGTCAAAAAACCTACAGCCAGCGTTGAGAATAGCACCGTACAAACTGTTCAAGTTAATTTTCTTGACCAGCTGACGCTTGTCCCAGTATTCTTCTGCTACTTTGTCACCAGAGTTGATTGCTTCTTTGAGCTTGGCCTGCATCTCTTTACGTTCAGCATACCAACGTTTGAGCAAACCTGGAATCACACCTTCTTTTTCGTATGTAAAAATAGTACCATTTGCACTCAGCACCCAGGGTTGGTTTGAGTCAAACAGCATGTGCCAAACTTCTGCACCTGAGTGAGTGGTAGATTCTCCACCTTCCCAATCAATCACAATTTCCATGCCGCGATTTTGTTCCATCACAGCAGTGTATTCCAAGCTAGCAAACAAGCCTTCCCAGGCTGCAGCAAAGCTCATGCCTGATGTCATTCGATCTCGAATCAGTTTGTCTGTTGCTGTGGGTCTGAGTTGTCCAATAATGGTTTCGGGTCCCATGTTAAGGGCCCGAATAGCCGAGGGATAGAGCGAGTTGATATCAATCGAACCGATGTATTCGTGGATACCTTTTTTGGGGTAAGCAACATAGGCACCTGCGGCTTGCGTGTCTTCATCTGCGAGTCTTTCTTTACGGTTGGGAACTACAAGGCCACGTTCGTGAGCCTCAACGATGATGGCTTGTTCAGTCACAGCAACCGCACCCATTGTGGTCTGCAGCAACACTGTGTTTTCATGAGCAAGTGTGTTTGCTAGATCAAGGAACTTGAGTTTCTTGTCTAGTTTGGCCAACAGCAAGGTATCTTGTCTGTTGTACTCAATAAACGTTTTGAAGTTTTGATTGTACAACTGATCCAGTGTACCTTCAAAAGCAGTCTTGCGTTCATCTAGTTCGTATTCACCAATAGCGTCCAAGCTATAGCTGTGACGTTCTTCGTAGGTGTATTTCCTGTAAAGTTGCATATAATCCATATGCACTCGACCAACCAAGTCGTAGGTTTCTTGTTCGGCACCAAAGCGTTCGAACATACGCTTCTTGGGCAATTGTCCCCAGAGACAGAACTTGCGTGTGTCATCCTTTGACAGCACACGAGTGATCCTGTTCACGCAGTAAGGAATATCAAAGCCCTCTGAGTTCCAACCTGACATGACATCTGCATCATCAATCAGATCCAAGAATACCTTGAGCATTTCTGCTTCTTGTGTGAACACCAGGGTATTTTCAAATTCTGCTGCAATGTCGTTGGCTGTCTCCGGTGTCATGTGTCGCGGAGGTACCACAAGTGTGACCAACTGGTCTAGCCAGTCCAGATACACAGAAATAGCTGTGATGGGATTGAATGGATCTTCTGGCCGACTGAATCCACGTTCAGGATCAAAGTCGACCTCAATGTCAAAAAACGCTGTGTGCAGTCGAGGACCGTCTTGGCCTTTGTAGTTGTCTTCTAAACATCTAAAAATAGGATTGATGTCAGACTCATACAGCTTCTTGTGACTTTGACTTCGCATCTCTTTGCGAAACTCTTTGTTGTTTCTTGAACTGAATCTCGAAACAGGATTTCCATAAATGCTACGAAACTTACCACGAGGATCTTCGTAGTAAAAAACATAGTTGGCTGGGTACTCTTGATATGTGCGTGTGCCGTTGCGGCGTTCCACCACATGAATGCGGTCATTGTCTCGCGAAAATAGTGCGTCTACGTAACTCATTTAACTCCGATTATGGCCGGTGGGCCGTGATACATGCTCGTAACGTGAGCGACTCGCTGTTCGAAACAGTACTTATAGGGTCTTGCCCACAGTTTCCAAAATTGTTTCAAGCAAATCGTGATCTTGCTTTTCTTGACCAAACTGTGCTTTGTGTGCAATACGAATTGCTTTTTTGAGAACGCCTGGTTTGATTTCCAGTTCTTCTGCTATTGCTTTGATAGTGTCTGTGAGTCCGCCTTGCAGTGTATCAATCTCGTGCATAACAGCCATACCTTCATTGAAGATTTGAGCCAGCTTGATTTTTTGATCACCGTTGAATGATTTGTTTTCCATAGTAATATCCTTGTTGAGATAATACTAGTATACAAAAATTCAACAGTGATCGCAACCTGAGGTTAGCCTTTCAAGATCTTGTGCATCAATGCACGTTTGGCCAGCCGTGACTCATTAGTGCCTATCGCCAATCTATCGTGGTCATCGTTACTGCTATTCTTCTTGGCTTCCGCCACACCTTGAGTTCTACGCTGTAGTTCAGCCTGTACACGACGGACCTGACTACCTTCGCCTGGCACTGATTGTTGACTTTGACGAGCAAGATACGCTTTTAACTTGTCAGTAGAGATACCACTCAAGTCTTGGTGTTTAGGATAGTTCTCTGATACACCTTGCTTAACAAAATGATATCCACCAAACTGTTCAGGATTACGTTCCAAGAACTCGCCAGCCTTTTCAATAGACTGACGGTCACCCTTGACAACATAAGTTTGTATATCGTCATCTTCTGAGTATTCTTTGCTGACAATCTCCAAGCCGGCTTTGTTGAATACATTGACAGCACGACCTTGCATGTAGTTTCCATATCCAGAAAATTCTGCATACAAATTCTTAAAGCCGCCTTCGGTTATGCCTTGGTCAGAGTTATCTAAATAACTGTCATACCACTCAT